ATATAATAGCAGAAATTACAGGGGTTCTTATGATCATAGGTGTATGCGGGTTCATTGGTAGCGGCAAAGATACAGTTGCTGATTATCTTACAAATTTCCACGGTTTTAGGCGTGAAAGTTTTGCCAACAGTTTAAAAGATGCAGTTGCTCAGGTGTTTGGTTGGGATAGAACTATGCTTGAAGGACGTACTACATCTGCTCGTGAATGGCGAGAACAAATAGACCCGTGGTGGAGTGAACGATTGAATATGCCTAACTTAACTCCTCGTTGGGTACTACAATATTGGGGCACTGAAGTCTGCAGGAAAGGCTTCCACGATGACATTTGGATTGCCGCTCTAGAAAACAAACTACGCAACAGCCGAGACGATATTGTTATTAGCGACTGTCGTTTTCCTAATGAAATTAAATCAATTAAAGAAGCAGGCGGTAAAATTGTCTGTGTTGAACGTGGAATTCGCCCGCATTGGTATGATATTGCTTTGCAAGCCAATAAGGGAAAAAGCAGTGCTAAAACTTGGTTAACTGAGCAAAAGATTCACGCTAGTGAAACGGCATGGGTCGGAACTAAATTTGATCATATCTTTGATAACAACGGAAGTATTAACGATCTGTTTACGCAGGTTAAAGATCTGGTACAAGATCGCCCTGCCGCCAGCGAACCCCTTCTTTATGCAAAACCCGCTGACAGTTTGCACACACCGTTTTAAGATTAGCCACACGGCAATTATTTAGATCGCCGTCTACGTGAAACACATTAAAAACTTCTTTGTGTGGATTTTTAAATCCACACTTATCACATATGTTTTTTAATTTGTAACCTGACCGAAACCATTTAGGTGAGCCGGCGTTGCTTCCTTTATATAAACAAGCTTCACATAACTTACGATAGTAAGTTTTCTTTCCTTTGCGATAATTTACTGCGCACGGCCGCAATCCGCATGAACAAAGTGGTCTCATGTAGTTATTTACACCTTTTTACCCCCTTTTTTAATAGTTATAATCAGCTCAAAAAGTACTTTCACCATAAATACAATTAGAACATGTATTCATGGAGATTACTAATATGGCTCAACTAAGTTCACCAGGCGTAAGCGTTAGCGTAATAGATGAGAGTTTCTATACACCAGCTGCCCCAGGTACAACTCCCTTAATTATTATTGCCTCTGAAGAGAATAAGCAAAATGGATCTGGATCTGGAATTGCTCCAGGAACAGCTAAAGCAACTGCTGGGCAGGTGTATTTACTGACTAGTCAGAAAGACCTTGCAGACACATTTGGCACGCCTATTTTCAAGACAGATGCGAATAATAACCCTATCCACGCAGGCGAACAAAACGAATACGGCCTGCAAACTGCTTACAGTTATTTAGGTGTTAGCAATCGCGCATTTGTAGTGCGAGCTGACATTGACTTAGCACAGCTAGATGCATCTGCATCTGCTCCAGCAGGCGCCCCAGTTAACGGCACACATTGGTTTGATACAGCAGGCACATCATTTGGTATTTTTGAATGGAATGCTAGCGATGCCAGCGTAACAGACGGACAAACTTTTGTATCAAAGACTCCTATAGTTATTACTGATACTACTAAAGTATCTAACGGAGCTCCAAAGGGTTCAGTTGGTGCAAATGGCGACTACGCTATTGTTGCCACTACAACATTAAACAAATTATTTTATAAAAACCGTTCAGGTCAGTGGAAGCAAGTTGGTTCAAATGATTGGACTAAGAGCTGGCCAGCAGTAGCAGGCACAAAAGTTCCTACTAGCATTACTTCCCCAGACACATTGGTGTTAAACGGTACAAGCATCACAGGCGCAACAAGTTTATCTACACTAGTTTCAGCAATTGGCGCAACTGTTGTAGGTGTTACAGCAGCCGCAGTTAACGGTAAACTAGAACTATATCTAAACGGTGATGTTGACGTACTAACAGTTGGCGGAACACTAGCAGGCGTAAGCACAACAGCTAGTCCAGTAGGTATCAAGACTGGTACATACTATGCTCCAAAGCTACAAATATCAGCACACACCAGTGTGCCATTGTTTAAACTAACAGACACAAATCCTCGCCCAACAGGCTCAGTTTGGTTTAAGACTACCGAACCTAACCTAGGCGCAAGTGTAAGAGTAAAGCGTTACAATAGCTCAACAGCCGCATGGGAAGAAATCAAATGCCCATTGTATGCTAACGGACATTCTGCGCTGGCTAGCTTAGATGCAGGCGGTGGCGGAATCAACTTAGCTACAGGCACATTGTATGCAAAGTTTAATGATTTTGAATTATCTGGTGCAGATATTGAAGCTAATTTTAAAATTTACAGAAGAACAGCCGCAGGCGAAACTAAGATTGTTTCAGGAGTAGTTGCTTCTGGAACATTCTCTGCAGGTGCAGGCAGTTTTATTATCAGTGAAAGCATCAAAGGTTCAACCGCACTGAGTGCAGACGTAACTGTTACATTTACTACAGCTGGCACAGTTGACGATGCTGAAACAGTTGCCGCGGCTATCAACGCAGTTATGCCAGTTGGAACAAGTATTGTAGCCAGTGTTGACAGTGCAAACAGAATTGTAATTCAGCACAACCAAGGTGGTGAAATTTATATCACTGACGGTACTGCTGATGCGTTCCGTGATGCAGGATTTACTACATCAGGTTCAGCACCAACTGCAAACTTATATAATCATCCAGATGGAGCCGCAGGACACTTTGTGGCAACTCTATGGAAAGGTTTAACATATACTGCCGGAGAAGATTCTCCAAAGAGTTTAACTGCTGACGGACAACTATGGTATAATAGCTTAATCGACGAAGTTGACATGATGATTCATGACGGTGATAAGTGGGTTGGCTATAATAATTTAGTTCAGAATCAAGGCGGTGGCGATCGTACAGATCCAGAAGGTCCAATGGTTAGTGCTACTGCACCATTAACACAAAGCGATGGAACAGCCCTAGCTAACGGTGATCTATGGATTGACACCAGCGACCTAGAAAACTTTCCGATGATTTACAAATTCAACTATGCTACTCAAAAGTGGGCATTAGTTGACAATTCAGATCAATCAACTGAAAACGGTATTTTGTTTGCAGATGCACGTTGGAATACTACAGGTCGTGTTGAAACTGCTAGTTCTATAATAGAACTACTAGACAATAACTTTGTTGACTTTGACTGTCCAGATCCAGCACTATATCCAAAGGGTATGCTGATGTGGAACCTACGCCGTTCAGGATTCAACGTTAAGCGTTTTGTACGCAACTACGTAGACATTCTTGCACGTAACTTTAGAACTGCTAACGACGAACTAATGTCTGACTATTATCCACATCGTTGGTTGTCAGAAGCTGGCAACCAAGAAAACGGCGCCGGAACATTTGGTCGCAAGGCACAACGTAAAGTAGTAGTACAGAAACTACAAGCTCTAGTTAACAGTAACCAACAGATCCGTGATGAAGAATCACGTGTGTTTAACCTGTTAGCTTGCCCAGGATATCCAGAGCTAATTGGCGAAATGATCAGCTTAAACTACGATCGTGGTTTAACAGCGTTCATCGTAGGAGATACTCCACCAAGGTTAACACCTGATGCAACATCATTGTTAAACTGGGGTACTAACCAAGCAGGCGCCTTAGAAGATAATGATGCCGGCCTAGTCAGCAGTGACGAATACTTAGGTATTTTCTATCCATGGGGTTTTACAAGCGACAACATTGGTAATAACGTTGTTGTTCCTCCAAGCCACATGATGCTACGCACTATTGCCCTAAATGACCAAGTTGCTTATCCATGGTTTGCTCCAGCAGGAACACGTCGTGGTGGTATTACTAACGCAACAGCAGTTGGTTTTATTACTGATGAAGGTGAATTCCAATCAGTTGCATTAAACACTGGACAACGTGATACACTAGCCAGTGTCAAGGTTAACCCGCTAACATTTATTGTTGGTAGCGGTCTTGTTAACTACGGACAATATACTCGCGCTCGTAACGCTAGTGCATTAGATCGTATTAACGTTGCACGTTTAGTAATTTACTTACGCCGTCAGTTTAACCAGTTGGCTAAGCCATACGTGTTTGAACCAAACGACAAAATTACTAGAGATGAAATTAAACAAGCGGCTGAAAGTCTATTGTTAGAACTAGTTGGACAACGTGCTCTATACGACTACATTGTAGTTTGTGATACAAGTAACAATACTCCAGCAAGAATTGATCGTAGTGAACTATACCTTGATGTAGCTATTGAACCAGTAAAAGCAGTAGAATTTATTTACATTCCGCTACGCTTGAAGAACACTGGCGAGATCAAAGGTCTATAATTAAAGGAATATTAAAATGGCAATTGCAACATTATCAAGATTTACAGTACCGCTAGCGTCTGATCAAAGCGCATCAGCACAAGGTATGTTGATGCCAAAGATGAAATATCGCTTTAGAGTGATGTTTGAAAACTTTGGCGTTTCAACTCCTACTACTGAACTTACCAAACAAGTAAGTGAAGCTAAACGACCTACAGCCAGCTTCAAAGACATCCCAATTGAAGTTTATAATTCAGTATTCCACTTAGCTGGTAAAGGCACGTGGGAAGCTATGGCAATTAAACTACGTGACGATGTTACTGGCAGCGTTTCTAAGTTAGTTGGCGAACAGATGCAGAAACAATTTGATTTCTTTGAACAGGCATCTGCAGCCGCAGGCAGTGATTATAAGTTTACTCTTCGTTTAGAA